AGCGCGCGACTTCCGAAAACGGATTCATCGCCTCAATGCCTGTCGCACGCTCAAGCCCTGTCAGCAGGGGCTGGTACGCAGACGCGGCCACGTCCGCCACGGCACCGATTGTTCGGTAGGAGCCAAGCGCCACGCCGCGCGGCAGTTCGGACACAACGCCAGCAAGCATGCCGGGCTCTGTCTCTCCGACGATCTGCCCGACAGGCTTGGCCGCCTCCGTCAGCGCCGCGACCCGGCGCTCATCGATTTGCATCATTGTGCGGCCCCTGTCGTGGGGATCTGGCGGCTCAGCGGGCGCCCATAGCTATCCCGCCCGGATGCTGAATCCGGCGTCAGCAGAATAGTGATAGGCCGGCCGCGGTCGTCAGCCACCGGTTGTCCTGCCAGCGTGGCAAAGTACATACCGCCGCCGACACCGATCAACCCTACGTTTCCCATGTACCGTCCAACCTTGTCTTGGATACCGGCTTGCTGGAACTGCTCGAGCACCGCGTTATTGGCGCGCCGCTGGAAATCCTCCTTGTTCATGCCCCACGGAGCCAGCACCTGGCCATTGCCATGGAAATCGACCGGCTCTCCCATCACCGCACGGAACGCCTGATCCAGGCGGTTGCTGTCGATCTCACTCGACAGGTCACCGTCCTGCGCCGCGCGCCCCACGTAGTAGGCTTTGACCGCCTGCATATCCTGCTGGAACTGCTGCGCGCCACTCTCGCCGGGGCCGCCACCGCGATACAGGTTCTGGAAACGGTCCTGGAACGCCGCGACGAACTCCTGCTCTTTGGGCACCGGCCACTTCGTCTCGTTGTCCTTGCCGCCGCCGCGCAAGATTTCGTCACCGTGTAGCGCAATCGCCGCTACGTCGCCGGCCGCTTGCACCGTGTCCTCGCTGAACCAATTGTTCGTGAGCTTGGCGCTGTCATAGTTGGCAGCCAGAACACCCATACGCGATGCAAACGGGGACACACCTTTGAGCTGATCCATCATGCCGCGGTACGTGTCGTCCGCACCGGCCGCCTGATATAGCGTGCTGAGCACCTGGCGCTTCTGCTGCGCCGATCCCCGAGAAAGAACGCGAGACAGACCCTCAGCCTCCCCCGGTAGCAAGGGATGCATGCGCACCATTCCAGGCGGGTTTGCAGCTTGGAGTCCGCGCACCACGTCAGCGCGCGCCCGCACCTGTGCCCCAATGATCGCGGCGCCGTCCTCTGTGCCAATGGCGTCCAAGGCCAGTGGCTGCACCGTCTCGCCCGTTCGATTCGCGGCCCATTCCACGGGCGCGGTACTCAGCGCCTTGATGTTGGCCTGCACGGTCGAGTTCAAACGCTCCAAGCGAGCAGCATCTTGAGGCGTCCCGCCCTCGGTCATCAACTTACGCCGCACGCCCTCCACGAATCCAACCTGCTCGCCAATAGGCCGCTGCATAAGTTCCTGAAAAGCGTTCAATTCCTCGACTCGCTCACGATAGGAGGCCTCAAACGGCGACCCCGCTACCATGGCCCCCCAGCGCAGCACATCAGACGGCCGAGCCGGATAAGGGCTCGTCATCTGGTTGTCCATTTCCTTAAGTGCGCGCTCTCCCTTCGCGAACGCCCGGTCTTGTTCGATGCGCAACCGGTTGTCTTGGCGGTCCGATTGCGTTTGCGCGCGCGTGCGAAGCTGCTGTACTCGATCCGCATTCAGACGGGCTATCCATTCGTAGCCCGGCTCAATCTTTCCAGTTGCAGCTGCACCGAAAGCGTTCAGCGCACCCTTAGGATCCTGATCGATGCGGGCCGCTCCGGCGGCGGTGGCCATCTCAGCTTCCGAGCGCGACAGCAAGTCGTTGCGCACATCCGGCGGCAAATTGGACTCGGACAGAATCGCCATGCGCGCGGCGCGCTTCTCATCGTACAGGGAAGGGTCAAGAGAGATCGACGCGGCATCAGCGTGGAGCCCAGACTGATACTGATCAACGGTGTTCGCCCGGTGCTGCTGGGCCTGCCAGCCGAGGGAGTTCCGTCCCACATAGTCTCGCAGGCGGTTCAACTCCATATCGTAGAACCGTTTCGCGTACGCGGGCGCTGCCGCGCGTGCCTGGTTCGCGTAGTCGTCAAACGACGTTAGAACGCCCTGTGCAAAGTCTGGTGCACCAGGGGCTGCCTGGCCCTTCATTTCCTCCAGCTTCTGCATCCACTTCAGTTGGTCGTCGCTCGCGGCCTTGGATGCCCACGCCCGCGCATCTTCCTGCGCAATACCGGTCATGGCAGCGCCTAAATCTCGAAGGCCTGCGCCTACCGCATTGCTTACGGGGACGCCGCCGGATAGATACGGGCCGCCGCTGGTAGGAACACTGCCGGCGCTCGGTCCAATTGTGGGGATAGGTATACGCGTTGCCATTGACGTCCTAGAAAAGCTTGAACAATTTCCCGAGTGAGCCTTGCCGCAGATCCTTCCAGGCCTTCCCGAACTGGAACGAACCAAGATCGGCAGCGAAAGACATGTCCTTTCCGAGGCCGAATCGATCGCTCTTACCGAACAACATCGGGGACCATCGGTTGTCTACGTCTTGGCTCAAGACCCGGCCGGTTGCCAAATCTTTGTAGTAGTCGGTCCCTTCGCGTCGGTAGCCGTTGCTCTTTGCGTAACTCTCATTTCCGACGATCACCGCAGCAAGAGCGCCCCACGGACCCAACGACCCGAGCGAACTTAGCCCGCTTGCGCCGCCAGCCGCACCCGATGCGCCTGCCGCAGCGCTTGACGCACCGCCAGCGAATGCCCCAAGGCTTCCGCCGGCGCCAACTCCAGATGTTGCCGCGCCCGCCGACGTGAACGCAGAGGATGCCGTTACCCCCGCGGCTCCAGCGCTTCCCGACGCTGATGACCCACCGCCCAGGATTCCACCCAAGCCACCGCCGCCTCCCATCCCACCGAAGGAGCCGTTACGGGCGCTTGATAGAAGTTGGCTCGCCATACTCAGACCGGTCCCTAGGAGGCCTGATTGACGCGAACCACCTACCGCCTCGCGTTCCCACGCAAATTGAGATGCCTGGCTGTCCAAGGCGTAGCCGCGCAGAGTGCCTTGATAACGCTGCTGCAAAGCCGCCAACTCGGCATTTCTTGCGCTATCAATTTGCACTTCGAGCGCGCTGCCGGAATTGGGGTCCACCCCAGACTCCGCAACCGCCGCCCGCTGTTGGCCCTTAATCTGCGATGCTTGACGACGAGAGCTAAGCTCGTCCTGCAATGCAGCGTCCCGGGCTTGCTGCGCGTTGTAACGGGCCATCGTCTCGTTATAGGCGAGCGCGTCCTGCTGGCTGGCAGCCGAAGCGCTACCAGCCATGCCGTTAACCAACGTCCCGCCAACCTGGGCAATGGCACCAAATCCAGCAGCGTTCATTCTTCGACCCTCGCGTAAAGCAGGCAGTCACGGCCATCCGAGGTGTATTTGCGCATGCGTCCTTCCAGCTTGAAGCCCAGCCGCTCAGCCCAGCGCACGCCGGCGGCATGGCCTGCGTCTACCGTAACTTCTACGCGCTGCCATGCCGAGTCGCACAACACCCTCTTTGCCATCCGATGAATGCCCACAAAGTTTCCCAACGCGGCCGCTGAGAAAAGCGCCCACCCTTGCGCGCGGCCTGGCCACATTTCCAGCAAACCGGCACACGCGATCGTGCGCCCGTCAGCCACTGCCGCCCACGCTACACCCGCCTGCGCGCAGAGTTCTGCGGCATATTCAGGGGTAAGCGCCGATTGCAGGAAAGACTGCGGATCCTGCAACTGAATATCCCGGATGTGGTCAGGCCGAAGCTTCTCGATATCGATTCTCATCGGTCATCCTGTGTGTGCACGATCGGGAAGATGCCCAGCAACGCCACTGGCAGCGGCTGGTTGTTCTCGTAGCGCATCATGCCGCTCGTGTCGTATCCACCCTCCCAGGAAATCGGCTCGGTGTCACCGCTGAGCAGCGGCACCGCTTCGTCCATTGCGTCCTGTGGCGTGCGGATCTCGATATCTGCCAGATAGCTGTCCGAGGTGCCCGCCTTGCCGCCCAGCGATCGATGGAACCGCAGCACCACATTCGTTATGCGCTTGGTCTTACCTTGGGCCGTTCCGTCCGCAGCGCCAGCTTCGAGGCGCATGGTTTGCAATGCACATGGCGCGGGCAGCCCGACGTGCACGACCGAACCGGCGTTTTGTAGCGTGATCTGGCCGCTCGCGACGGTTTGCCGGGGATGCGTGGCGCCGTCCACAAGCACGTCCACCTCCTGACCCTCAAGGTGCCCGAGGCCAGATATCGTCGTTGCTGGGGCGCCTCGATAGGTAAGCCCGCAGTCCACGTAAAAAGCCTCGACAGCTGCCTCGCTGTAACCCAGCGGCTGACGCAGGTATTCCACATAGCGCACTACTTGCCCGTCAATCACCCGGCGCACGATCATCCATAGGTCATCCTCGGTGCCATCTGGGGACGGCATGCTCTCTACCGACTCAACCATGCCGTTTACCAGCGGGTGCGGGTGCCAGGCTCCAACATCGCTACGCTCAGGCTCTCTATCGTACGTGAGGCCGAGCAGCGTGCCGTCAGCGCGCGCCGCCCAGATCACAGAGTCTGGCTCTTGGCTGTACGTCAGGTCGATGAGGCCCGACATGACGGTCGTCGGGCCGCCCGTCGGCGTCTCAGTGCGAGCCCCAACGGTAATGTTGTCGGACAGCTTGGTCGTGTCCGACGACTGATAGTTGTCCTGGGCATAGTCGTACTGGTAATCCCGCAGTTTCTTGCCGCTGGCCTGGGCAAACAGGATTCGCCCGCCCACCTCTGCCGGCTGAATGGATTTTGACCCGTAGTCCGTGCGCTTGGCTGCCCGGATGTTGGCCGGCCCAAGTGGCTGGGTCGATTGCGTCGGGCCTACAATCCACTCGTCGCCATTGGTGCCAATGATTAGGTCGTCGGACTCCACCAGCCAAAGGATGCGGTTGATTCGGCGGGCATTCAGCGTCAACACGATTCCGGAATCAGCCGTCACCTCGCCACCGATCTTTGGGCTGAAGTTCTCAAAATCGCTCGACACAGACATGGTGACGCGGCGATCACGGGCCAAGACCAGACGCTCACGCCAGAACGCGCCATGCTCCGGCCACCCTTCCAGGTCCGAGAACACGCCCTCTGCCCATTTGTAGGTACCGTTGTTCACAACATCGGCCGGAATGCGGTCAAGCACCGTGATGTTGACGTGCTGCCCATCGGTAAAACCCGTGATTAGCACCACCCCGTACCCGGAGTGCAAGTACCGCCACTCGACCCCGATTGGCCCGAGTTGGTCGTCGGCAATGTCGAACCCGTCCCCGTCCCACGCCTTACCCTCTGTGTGCGTGGGCGTCACATTGCCAGTCACCGGGCCAGGATCGGTGCCAGTACCCACCGCCGTACACTCGTACACCCGGTTGTCCACCCGGCGCATGAAGTTCACCTCGGCGCGCTGGTGGACCGCCCACGGCTTAACCGAGGATAGGTCTTGCGTCTCCAGGTAGAACAGCGAGCCAACATGCTGCGGCGTGAAGATGTCGAAGTTGGACGACATGGAGCCGCTGCCGGCCTCCCCAGAAACGTTGATCACCAGACTCTTGTTGGTGTTCGTCTCCTGGAATGGACCGCCCGTCAGGTCGATCATCTGAAGCGAGAACGAGGTAGGCCCCTGGCGCAGCAGCTTTCGAGGCTTGTAGCTGCGATGGAAGATGTACATCGTATCGGCGCTCTGCGCCACGCGGATGCGGCAGGTTCCGTCCGCTGCGGTCAGGTCGGCTGAAGTATAGGGGGAGGCGATCTCCACCGGCACGCCACCGCTCACAAGCTGGCCACGGTTGGCGTAGAAGCGGATATACAGATGCCCGAACTCAAGCATGTAGGTGATCGTCTCCGACACCTGAAACTTGACCAACCACGTCCGCCGATCACCGTTCTTTACCGGGCAGACGTAGCGCGTTCCGCCGCGCCGAACCGCCGGGCCTTGCACCTTGGGGATAAAGTTCTTCAGATCCGAGCACCCGCTTTGGTACTTGGCCTGGTCAATGCGCGCGCCCAGCATCGGGGAAAGCAGCCCCGCGTCGAACGTCACGAGGGCGGGGGATGCCTTGCCCATGCCTACCTCCGGCTTTCCATCCAGGTATCGTCCTGCACAGCCGCGGCGGGGCGCTCGACGGCGCCAGCGCGCAAGCCGTCAGAGAGCGCCTGGCGGTACATGTTCGCGATTCGGTTGAATTTGGTTTCGCTCTGCGTGATCGTCTCGCACGCTTCCATCGCCAGACGACAAGCGAACGCTTCCACAAACAGCGCGTCGTATTCGTTCGGGTCCGTGACCAGTCGGACATACTCGATGTTGAGCGGGCCTTCCGTGTCGATCAGCAGACGCCGACCCTCGATGGAGAACAGGCCCTTGGTCGTAGGTTTCGGATAGACCCAGAAATTCGCAACCTTGATCAGGCGCACGAAGTCCGCCGGCAGGGTGAATTGCTCTGCGTATCCGAACGCTGGCTTCTCGACTAGGGCCGGAAGCTGCGCACGCGCCTTGGAGAACGCCCACAGGTGAGCCCGAAGCTCAGCGGCCAGCACGGACTCATACATCGAGTTGATCGTGCTGGCCGGTTTGCGGGGGTCTTCCAGGTCGATAATCCGCGTCTCACCGAGTTTGGTGAGAGCGCGGTTGGCGATGTCTACCTGAGACGTCACGGGCTACTCCGTTATTCCGAAGCGTTGTCGCCCCGTCCGCCCTGCCCGGTCGGCGCTCGCGACCCACCCCGGCCCGTCTGGCCGGTCGTCGTCCGATTCGACCGGCCTTCGGCGTTTCCCTCGTCGTCCTTATCCGGGCCGTCGTAGGGCTTCATCCATTTGCCTTTTGGACCGTCGAACTCAAACACCTCGCCCGGTTCGATCATGCGCGTGACCGGGCGGTCGTCGGGAGCGTCGGCACGCTTGGTAGCACGCGTGCTTGCGGGGATCTGGCCCCGCTCCAGTGCGATGTATCGGGCCATGACTTACACCGTGTAGCCAGACTTGTAGGTCTGCTTGGTCTGCGCATCCTTGACCAGGAAGGCCGAGAATTGACCCGCCGTCAGCGGACCGGTGCCGACCGTGTAGCGCACACCCAAGTAGCGCTTGTAATCGGCGCTGGGCAGGCGGACGCGGACAAGCTCCTTACCCTGGGTCATGTCAGCCAAGGCAAAGGCGGTCGTGGTGAAGTGGACCGTGGACGAGGTGAGGCCGGCCGCATCGCTGGATTCCAGCGTAATGGTGACGGTGGCTGCACCACCCGCAGTAGCGGCTTGGTCCACCTGCACCACAAAGTAAACCGGCTCACCCGCACCGATATCGATCAGCGCGTTCTTGGCTGCGGGATTGTGGTCAATGACGTTGGTCGAGATCGCGGTGGCGGTGACCGCCTGGCTGTCCGAGAACTCGTTCGTTTTGTCGAGAATCATGTTGCTCTCCGTGAAGGCTGAAGCGGGCGCCACACGGGCGCCCTGCTCGATTACGAGACGACGGCCTCGGTGTTCAGCAGTTGATCGGCCAGGCGGATCGGAATCCCCAGGAAGTTGGTTTCAAACTGGCCAGCGGCCTCGCGGATCGACAGCGCCGCATTCGACTTGTTCAGCGCCATAACTTCCAGCGCCGACTTGATCGTGCGATTGACGTAGAACACGGGGCGGACGGCGCCTTGCAGCGTCGGCAGCTTGTTCTTGGCCAGAATCATCAGCTCAATGAGCTTCTGATTGGCCATCGTGCCGGAACCGGCAAGGGCGTCGGACACGTCCACGTTTGCAATGCGCGAGATATAGCGCCAGTCCTTGACCACCAGGCCGCACTTCCACTCAAACAGGTCGGCATAGGCACGATAGCGGTTCTGGTTGGAATCGAACGCGTCGACTTCGCCCAGGTCGCGGTGGCTAAGGCCCGCCTTGGAGTTGCGCGGATAGATGCCGAAGGCCGAATTACGGCCCCATCCCACCAGCCAGACGGACGTGTTGTCGCTGCCGCTGCCGCCAGCGCTGATGACGTTCTGCGCGCTGTTGGCCCCGGAGAGCTGGTTGTAGCGAGGTTGCAGGCCGTAGAAGCGCTCGGGCGTGAGTGCTGTGTCGCCGTAGAACAGAGTGGTGGCGAAGTCCTGGCCCATCTTCTCGATAAAGGCATTGGCTTCGTCCAGGCGGAAGGCCGCCGGGTCAGTCGCCATCTTGACCGAATCCACGTCCGGCTCGCTGCGCGCGGTCAGCATGCCGCAGGAGTCATCGACCTGCGCGGTCGTGGACTTGGACACGGGGACGCCGCCGTACAGTTTGCGCCAGGTCGTTTCAGGCAGACCGGTGCGAATGGTCGTGCGGTTGCCCGTGGGCAAATTGCCCTCGATCCAGGGGATATCCTGGACGATCTCGTTGGTCTGCGAGAGCAACTCGGCCACATCGGCGGTGGAACCGTCCGGGTCGAGTCGCTTCGCAATATCGATAATGCTCAGCGATTTGTTGCCGATGGTGGCCATCGAACTCTCCTTGTTTACTTTGCGTCTTTCATGCTCGGAAACATCCGAGCGGCCCGTGCAGCGTATTCATCGCCCGCCGGCGAGGTGCTGCCCCCTTCGCCACCGGGATTGAGCGTCGATTCGCTCATGCTCTTGCCGATGGCCTGGAACACGCGAATCGTCTGCGCGTCGCCCATAGCACCGGCCATCTTTTCGACAACCTCGGCCGGTACGCCAAAGGTCCGCATCGCTTTGCGGCCCAACTCGACGTTCTGGTCGTACTGCTGGCCCCACTCGCCGCGCAGGTCAGCAATGGCTCGTTCGCCCGCCTGCTGCTGCGCGACCTGTGCGGCCTTGGCCTGCTCAGCCTGGAAGGCATTCCACTGCTGCGCCAGCTTCTGCCCGGCGCCAACGGGAATGCCCGCCTCCTTCATCCACTGCGCGGCCTGGCTTGCGAACTTGCCGTCGTCGCCCTCGGGGACCGGCAGCTTGTACGCCGCCACATCGTCAGGCGTCGCGTGGCTGGCTTCGAGATCCCGGAGGGCCTTGGCGGCCTCGCCAGCGTCCTTGAACCCCTTGCCTTCCACGTACTGGCGCAGTTCCGCGTCGCCGATAGCTTCGTGCCAGGGCTGCGTAGAGTTCTGCGTTTGTGCGGGCGGCGTGGTTGCTGCGGATGCGGGTTCGCCACCTTGGCCAGTGCCAGCGCCAGCGGCAGCGCCATCCGCCGCGCCCGTGGCGGCTTCGTTCATCAGTCGGTAGTGCTTACGTACTTTCATTCGATCGCTCCTGGATCTGTGCGATTTGGTCTTCGCTGAGATTGAGGTAGTAGGTCAGGCGGTTGAAAACTTCGCGGCGGCCCTCGGCCACGCAGGTCGCGTGCGTGTCGACAACACGGCTGACCGGCGAGACGACGACGCTTGACTGGTTCACTCGGCAAAAGCGCTCCAAGTCCTGCATCACCACGCGGCGCGCGGTATCAGGACTCATGCCGCGGTCGCCCATGAAGGCGACTCGGTAGGCCTTGCGCAGGCGGAACATGCGCTGAATCTTGTCGGTGAAGTGGCTCATATCGGTGCGTTCTGTGCGTTGACGGTGGCGGCCGTGAGATCCTTGGCCGTGGCTGCAGCGATGGGCGCAGCTTGCAGAAGCTCAGCGGCTTGCGCTTGCTGCTGCTGCGCGGCGATATCGGCCTCGGTCTGCTCTTCGGTGTTGAGGTACTTGGTAGGCACACTCAGGCTGTCGGCCAAGCCGCGAGCGATCTCGACAGCATTCGGGACCGCCTGCACGCGCGGGTCGATCTGCGCCAGCGGGGCAATCGCGCCCAGCCACTGGAGCGTGGCGCTTGCTTCGCCCGAGCGCATTGCCCGATTCAGAGGACTGTCGTATTCGATTTCAACGTCCGCGCCGGCTTCGCGCAGCTCGTCAGGCATCGGCGGCAACAGGCCATAGCTCATGGCGATGTCCAGCTCGCGCTCGGTGAGCGGCCCAAGCGTTTCGGACTGGACGCGGCCCATGGTCGGGGCGAGCAGGATTCCCTTTTCCTGGGCGCGCTCAAGCACTTCAGTTGCGGTCATCGCCGGGCCGTCAACCATGATTTGGAACAGGGTCACGTAAAAGCCCAGGTTCACCGCTTGGCGCTTCTGGTTCGCGTAATCGATACCCAGCGGGACGTTGTTGCCAAGCTGCAAGGGCTGCACAACCTGCCGACCTTGCTCGTCTATTCCGCCATAGTTCAATGCGCCGGAGCGCAGATCGAAGCCTTCCAGAACGCCGTCCTCGGGAAGCAGCAGCGGCGGATCAACGAGCTTTTGGGCGCCGCGGATGTTCGTGCGCTCCATCTCGTTGAGCATGTTGATATCGGGCAACGACTCCATCGCCGGGGAATACGCATAGGCCGAATCGTCCGTGCTGTAGAAGCGGCCGACGGCCAGCGGAAACGTGCGGAATCCGCCATGCTCGACGATCTCATCGCCCTGCCGGCAGATCCATACCGACTGATAGCGCATGTTGCGGCTGTCGCGCTTGGTCGGGTCGCGCTGTTCTCGGGGCTGGACGCAGTGAAGGAAGTCGAAACATTGCTCGTAGTTGTTGCGGTCGAGCGCGTTCTTGACGGTAACTGGCAGCGCGTTGCAGCCCCAGCGCTGGGCCGCCTGGCGCGCGGTCAGCTTCCAGACCATGTGCGCCTTGTCCACCAGCCCGTCTGCGCCTTCGGAGAAATACAGCTGCGACAGCCGGACATTGCGATAGCGTACCGGTTGGTTCGGGTTGCCGGTGTCCTCGATCATCAGGCCGGACGAGCCAAATGCCCCCTGGCCGACGTAGAACTCGCCCATCTGTGTCGTGAATCCCGCGCGCCAGCGGTAGCGCATGGAAAACTGCACATCAGTGACGGCCTCCAGATACGCCTTCACGTTGTCGTTGTCGCGCAGAGCGAGGTTCGAAGTGGTGAGCCGCTGGTATTTCTGCGTGCGCGGAGTGATCATCGAATCGAACGCCGCGGCGAAGTGGCGCAAGGCCATGCTCGCGGTCGAGTCGAAAATATGCTGCGTGCGCTTCTGGCCAGGCAACTCGTGCCCGCTGTTGAACTTGCGAAAGCGCGGCAGCACCCGGTCGATAATCTCGTTCCATTGCTCTTCGAACGACGTGCGGTCGTTCTTGAACTTGGAATGGTCGGCCAGGATCTGGCGGACAAGCTCGATATCGCTGTTGTCCGCCACTTACTGCCCCAGCAGCGTTTTGGTGGCAGTCGACCCCGGTGCCACGGTCGCGGCGTCGCCCGCCAGGACGGTAGAGGCCGTGCCACGCCGCTTGCGCAGGCGCTCAGCCTCGGTCGCTCCTGCGGCAGCAGCATCGATAGACGCAGGCGGATCGGGCGGCTTGACGGGCTCGGGCGGCGTTGGCGCCTTGGGTTTGAATATGCCGGTCATAGATTGGTACTCGAAAAAGACCAGCCCAATCTATGGCGCGGCAAGCGTAGAGTTCTGCGTTTTAGTCGGTTGTGGCCCTGGACGGGCGATTGCCTCGCGACGACGCCTTGACCACGGGGAAGGCGAACGACTGCACGAGTGCGTCCGCCCTGTTGGGCGAAGGCAGCCCACGCGCCTTCATGTCCTTCTTGCTCTCCAACTGGATCTTGCCGTCCAGGCGGGCGACAGTTTCAGGGCCGATCAGGTCGTCCACAAGCACTTGATCGTCCGGGATAGCGCCTCCCTCCTTCAGCCAGTCGCGGGCAAGCTTCCACATTTCAGCGCGCTTGTTCAGGCATCCAGGATCAGACGACTCCCCCGAGAACCAGACGACGCGCCAACGCTTGCGGCCCATAGTCTTGCCGGCGGACAGAATGCCCGTGCCGTAACCGCCATCAATGAACACTGCGTCGGCCTGGTGCTCGTCCTCAAGGTTGGCCACGATGGTGGCGATCTCGATATCGTTGTCGTTCTTCGCAATGGTGCGCAGGACGCGAAAGTGCAGCCCTTGCCGCATCCCAATGACGAGCTCGTCGTCGCCTTCCCAGGCGGGGTCAACTGTGATGATCTTGGGCGCGAAGGTGTATTGCTCCGGCCGTAGGTGGCGCCCTCGCGCGGCTTCCACATCCGTTGTGCTGATGAACTGCTTGGCCGAGGCAGACGGGAACTGTCCCCGGATACGAACCTTGACGATATCGCTGTCCTCGCCATGCGCCTTGACCATTTCATCCAGGTACGCTTTGTTCGTCCCCTCTACCGTGCGGCTGTCGATCTGGAACGTCTTCCACAGGTGGCGGAACTTGCGGAAGCACTCGCGGAAACGGCCCGTATTTCGCGTCGGGTTCCCGAACGCCAGCCAGATTATCTCGGTGTTTTCGTCGGTCAGGGCACCTTCGGCAACCTCCCACACCTTGTCTGCGATGCTGGATGCCTCGTCAAAGACCAGCACAATGCGCTTGCCCTTGTTGTGCAGGCCGGCGAACGCCTCGGTATTGTTCTCGCTCCACGGCGTAGCGTCGGCGCGCCACGACTTTTCGCGGCCAGGCTCGGCGCTGTACATGGACATGGCCGGCACCGCCCACCAATCCCGGTTTCGGGCCAGGCGCGCCCACTTGCTCACCTCAGGCCAGGTCTTGGTCCGGAGCTGAGTCTCGGTGTTGGCCGTCACAACGACCCGGCAGTCATCGCAGGTGGACATCGCCCAGTTCAGGATCATGCCCACTTGGCCGGACTTGCCGATACCGTGGCCGGACGCCACAGCGATACGCAGAGGCTGGAACCGCGTCTCCGGGTTACTCAGGTGCTCCCCAATGGTGCGCTGCACATCAGCCTGCCAGGCGCGCGGCCCTGTGTGGTCAATTAGCTCGCCCTCGCCCCAGGCAAACATGTCGCAGGCGAAACCATAGGGATCGTGCTCATACTCGGCAATGGCCGCTACGTCTTCAGCCTTCACCGGCGTCTGCTCCCTGCTGGCGACGCGCCTTGGCTGCGCGCAACTCGTCCGCAATGCTCAGCGTGCCGCTGTGCTCGATCTGCTGCTTGTCGCCGTATTTCTTGGGCGCGAGCTTGGACGCATACCATTTCCGCGCATCCACCTGAAGACGCCGATGCTCGATCATGTCACCCTCAGTGACTTCCTCGTCGCCGTCTGCGTCGATTTTGGTTTTTCTCCCAATCTGTGGCGTGTCGGCAATACGCAGAATCTCGTCGGCAAGCACATCGGCCTGCACCTCTCGTGCGCGCGCGTATCTGTCCCTGAAGTCCTCGTTCCCCGGAGCCGCCAGCCAGCGATACACGGTGGACGTTCCCGGCATATCGTCATCCTGGCAGATAGTGACGAGCCCTTCCCCCCCCATGATGCGCCCCAGAATTTCCTCGGCGATCTCTTCGGTGTAGCTGCACGGTCGCCCCATCTTCTTAGGCATGAATGTCTCCATCGTTGATCTGCGCCGCCATAGAACGGGCCACGGTGTGGCGCATGGCAATAGGTTGTCTGGGCGCGTCTTCTCGGCACTTCCCTGTTTTCCGCACCCAAAGGCTAATGAGCAGTTCGCCGCGCCAGTGAGTAGGGGCGCTCGTGCCGCCCATGTACTGGCGAATCATCCCCTCGGTGATGCGCCCGCCGAGAGCGCGGGAAATGGCGTGGTGATCCAGCCCGGCGCGCTTGAGGTCGAACACGAGTTCGGACCAGTCGAAATCCATGACGGCTGTCATCGTCCAATCTCCACGAGCACGAAGCCCTTCTTGTCTGCGTCCAGCGCGCCATCCAGAGTGAGGGGCCGGAACTGGCTGTCATCGATGCCCAGCGCCGCGGCGATGCCGTCCAGCCTCGGCTTTTCCGCCGACAGCAAGCCGTCCAGGTCGCGGCGGATTCGGTTGGGCGCCACCCAGGTAATCGAAACCGGTACTTGGCCAGCGGCCGCCAGGTTGTTGCGGCCCAGCGCTTCCTTCGCGGCTACGAATGCAGACTCGCGCGCGCGGACCTTGGCGGCATGGCTCGCGCCCCAGTGCTTGCCGCCCTTGCGGTTCGCCATCAGGCTGGTGTCGGGCCACGGCAACCGAATGGTCAGACGGTCTAGGGTCATACAACCTCCAACGTCGACAGGTTGAGCAGAGTGAACTCCCGACCGAACACCGCCCCTGTGTCTATGTGCAGCACGTTCCCGAGGGCAACCGCTTCTGTCAGTGGCGTGTGGCCCACAACGACCGCTCGCACATCCGGAACACCTGACACGTTCTTCTCTGTGATACGGCCGCGAGACCACATTGCCATGTCGTACACGTGGTCAGCCTCGCGTTTACCGTGCTTTCCTTGCAGAGCGTCCACAAATGCGTGCCACGACACATACGGGCAGTCGGCATGAACGATGCCAACAATGCCATCTTCAGTCTCGACCTCAATGGCAACCGGCAACTGAGCCATTGCGGAAGCGATACGCTCCTGACTCTCGCGCGGCTGGTCCATATTCCAACCCCCACCATTGCGTCGGTAGATTTCTCCTTGCATATTCCCCAGCGGCCAACGCATTGCCATGTCGTCGTGGTTCCCCATGACTGCATGGAACCAGGGCTTAGCTAGCCAATGAAGAACTGCTTCGTTTTCAGGCCCGCGATCAACCAGATCGCCGACAGAGAACAAGCGGTCAACCTCTGGATCGAATCCGATCCGCACCAACTCGGCCTGCAATTGACTGAAGCAGCCGTGAATATCCCCGACCGCGATATCTCGTCCTTGGTTATTGCGTTCAAATCTCTGAAGCATCATGCTGCACCAATCTGCGCCCGCAGCACTCGGAAAGGATCGAACTGGCCGGGGATATATCCCGAGCGCAACGCCCTGACCGTACGTTCGTTTGCCTTAATCTGCGTGTCCCTCTCCATGCCGCGCAGGATCGTCTCTGGAATGTCCAGATCCAACATCGGAACCCAGCGGAATACGTTGGATCTGTACTTGCCAACGCCCCTGAACTCTCCAGTACGAGCAGCAAACCCCGCGTCCGCCATCCGGTGAACCGTCTTGTTGGCCTGCCCCACGCCAAGGTGTAATTCCTCGGCGAGCTCGCGCCCCGTCTTTGGCCCGTGGTCACGCAAGTGACGGATGATCATCGGCCCGTACTTGTCTTGTCCTGAGAATTTCATGATTGCTCTCCCTTTGCCCTTGCGAGCATCGCAGCGATAGCAGGTGTGGGATGCTCGCCCTTGGCGATGCGCTCATCCCACTTTTCGATCCAGCGCCTTGCGTTGCGGCCGGTCTGGTCCAGAACCTTGTCCGCTCCCATCTTCTTCAACGCGGCGGCCGCTTCCGCCTTGGTGGCCAGGGTCTGCCCGGGAGCGGGCAGCGCCGCGCGCGGCTCAGGAATTGGGTGCCAGCTGCCCTTCGCCAGCTCTTCCGATAGCGTCTTTTCCCAGCGTCCTTTGATCGAGCCATAGGTGCTTGCCAGCAGATCAACGGTGCTGACGCCAATAGCGGCCCAGTACACGGCTGGGTGCGACCAGACGCCGATCTCGCCGCGCTGGCGCGCCGACATGCCGCGAACCGCTTCGTGGTAGGCAACCTCCGGAGCCATCCAGGGGCGGCAGAGTTTCAGGAACTCGGGAAGCGTGGGCGGCCAATCGCGTTGCTTGCAGGCCTGAAGGCCCACCGCAATCTCATCGCCTGAGAATCCGGCCAGGTCTTCAGCCCAAATGGCATGCATTTCTGCCTCCGGGACTGCACCCCACATCTTCGGCAGCTTGTCGCCGTACATCGCGGCGAATCGCTGGAACAACTTCTTGATCCAGGGCGCCGGCAGCGCCTGGAAAGTCTCAGACCGGTTGGCCAGTGCTTGCATCGAAGGTCCCCAAATCAACGGTAGAGGGCTGTGAATCGCTCCACAGGTTTTTCATCCAATCGGTGTGCTGTTCGGCTTGGCTCGGCGGTCTGCCGCGCGCCGGCGCTCTCGGCTGCGTCCGAAGGACACGCTGCAGGTAGCCAACTGGCTCGATGGCCTGCTCATCCACGCATTGCTGGATGGCGCGCACCGTGGCCTCGTCTCCGTGCTGCTTTCGGAACATGCCCAGCATCGTGCGGGCTTGTTTCTCGGGCAGGCCGGCAGTGGTCAACAGGGGTAGCCCCAGGGAGAAGACCAGCTCGACAGCCGAAGGCGGGACCGGCGGCGTGCCGCCCGTTCCGTTAGGAACGGAATATGTTTTAGATGTAGATGTAGATGTAGGGCCGTCACCTTGCCGGTCACCAAAGCCCCCCTTTGGTGGGGGCTTTGGTTCCGACTTTGGCGCCTTGTTTTGATCATCATCGGTGGCGGTTTTGGTGGGCTGATTGGTGTAGCTAAATCGCGTCCCTTGACCACGGCGTTGCCGCACCCATTCGTCACGCACGAAACGGCTGCAATACCAGCACGGGCCTTCACCAGCCTCAACTAGAGTGACTGGATCACCCGCCTTACCTGCATGGCGTGGCGTGTATACGTAAGGCGCTGCGCCCTTGTCTGCTCCTTTAAGGACGCCTTTCTCAGCCAGCTCCTTCAAGAGCTTCAACGGCACGCCAGCGGCGCGCGCGATATCAGCCAGCGGCCATCGGCAGACGCCGTACTCGTCGCTATCGTGCAGAACACACAGGACGTCCATCCAGGCGCCACGAGCGGCTTCCGCGCAGCGACGCAACTTTGCGTTGTTCCGCCAGTCAGCGGGGTAAAACTGAAATGACGGTCGTTTCATACGTGCTCCAGCATCCCCGCAGCGCGCAGCGCACCGTCGGGGACCTCCAAGCCTTGGGACTGCAGTTGTTCAATGCACCAGACCAGAAGGTCACCCTGGCGCCCATACCTGGCCTCGAAACGCGCCTTCCAGGGGTGCACCGCGATGCGCCCAGGAGCGCCGGTGCCATCCTGGTGGTTGCCGGCGGACAGCGGCAGAACGAGCCAGTGCGCGTCCGGCTTGGTGCGCCCGTCGATGTGATGGATCGAGCATTGGCTATCGAAGAATCCGTCCATGCGGGAGGCCACGCAGCCGATGTTCGTAGCCAGCATGTCCCAGAAGCGCTTCTGTTCGGCGGTGGGGTTGCGGCCTTTCATTCGCCGAAGCCTCGCAAGACGATCTCCAGCATCTCGCTGGCGCGCGCGGGCGGCAGGTGCGGCCACATCGTTTTCTGAGCATGCGCAGTGCGCAGGAACGCCACAGCGTCATCATGGAACTGCTCCATGTCGGCCTGCTCCAGCTTCGCGTAGCTGATCGACCGCGGCACCGGAATCACGCCGCCCTTCGGCCCCGGGTACCAGTCCACGAAGCCGCTGCCCGTCTTGAGCCAGGCACGGAATGCCTCGAATTCCTCGAAACGGTCCTGAGCTTCAAACAGCGCCGACTCCAGCGCCATGTGCTTGCGGTGGTACCAGCCGGTGCGCTCTTTGTGCGTCGTGATGGACATCATCTCGCCAGGCTCGAGCCGAACGATCTGATTCCACAGGCGGCGCCATTGCTTGCGGCCGCGCTCACCCAGGCCGTCGACCATGCCGAAGATCAGTCGGCGTGCGGCTTCCTTCTCCTGCTCGGAGGCTTGGATGGGCTGCTGACGAACTAGGGTGATATCAGCCATGTCAGTAGCTCCCGCCGTCCGTCTCGATACGGGTCTGCAGATACTTGTAGGCCATGCGTTCAAGCGCGTGCATGTCGTCGCGGCTGACCACCACGGAATCCACAGGGGCGATCTGCAATCCGATCGCCGCCAACAGATGGCAGACCTGTTCCAGGTCACCCTTGGCGCGGCTGACCGTGCTAGCAGATGTCCCCATGAATTCGGCTGCAAGGTCTTGAGTGACCTCTGCAAGCCGACGCAAAACCTCACCGTGAATACGTGCACCGATCTTGCGGGTGTTTTCAAGCTTGGTTGGGGATACTGGTTGGGTGCTCATTGAGTACTTCCTTATGAACAAAGAGCGAGGTGTGTTTCGTGACCGAAACGGAGAAGTTGTTGATCAACGCCCAGGACTTGGCCCGCCGGATTTTTGAGAACCCGAGCGAAAAGGCAGTCATGGATTTGTTTCAGGAGCTGTGCGCCGAGCGAGACCGCATGGCGTGGGCGACCGAGGGCCGCGAGAGCGCGACGGTGCATTGACTTCATGACGCAGTCGCCTCTTGTGCTCGTCGCTGGCGCTTCGGCTTGCGAAGCACGTCCCATCGAAAGCTGGGCAGCAATTCTTCGCAGCGCACGCCTGTGGCCTCTTCAATCAGCGGGCAGTGCTCGGACGGGAGCGGCCGCTTGAGGTTGACCCATTCATGAACGCTGACCGGCGTCACCTTGAGAATGCGAGCGAGGGCGGATTGGCCGCCGGCGATGTCGCATGCCCGGGCTAGGGATTCGTGTCGTTTTTTCATGTCCATGCCGCATTATTAGGCGTCGCCTAATGCTTGTCAATAGGAATTGCCTAATGCGGCTCTACAAGGCGAAAGTTAGGCAATGCTTAATGGAACTGACCTAGGAGCTGCCATTAAGGCAGCCATTGAAAAGAAGATCGCCAGCGGGGCCGCGCCGTCGCAGGCCGCGATCGCACGTCATTTCAATGTCAGGCCACCCTCGATCCATGACTGGATCAAGAAGGGTTCCATCTCCAAGGACAAGCTGCCGGAGATGTGGCGGTATTTCTCGGATGTGGTAGGCCCGGAGCATTGGGGCCTCAAGTCGTGGCCGGATATGGGGTCGCCAGCGTTGGAGTCAGCGCCCGAGCACAAGCCGTGGCCGTTCAAGACGATTCCTGAGGACCAAATTCACGAGCTACCCGAGTCGCAGCTCAATGCGCTCGAGGGAGCCATTGCACTCGCGATCGCTCAGATGAAGCTGGGGATACAGGTGTCGCCGCCGCCCGCGGCTCGGGCGGCCAACGTCATTCCCTTGCGGGCACACAAGCCAGGCGGTCTGGTCGACATGGATCACGCCGACGACCCATTTCCAATGCGGATCGCAGGACTGCCGCCGGCGCCTTGGGAAGGCGGGCAAACCACGTATCAGGCCGAACGCAACCCGAAGATCAGGATCAGCACTCAGACCGGTGTCACCGCGAACGCCGGGCCGGGCGAGCCGCACGCCGCCAATGACAGATTCGAGAAAGTGCCTGAACTGGCCGAGGTACGCCTGGCCGCGGGCGACGGCATTGAGAACCACAGCGAAGACCAGACCGGCATGATCCAGTTTCGACGCTCGTTCCTAAAGGCGGTGGGCGCGGACAATGGCAAAGCGCGAGTGGTGTACGCAAAGGGCGACAGCATGGAGCCGGTCATTCGCGACGGCGCTGCCCTGCTCGTCGTCCCGAACGAAAACCTGACGCTGCAGGATGTGGCCAGCGGCGGCGTGTACGCCATCAACTACGACGGCAAGATGCTCGTCAAGACCGTGACCCGCGACAAGCTGACAGGACGCTGGGTCGCGCGCTCCTTCAACCCGGCCTATCAGGACATCCCGCTGGAAAACGGCCACCCCGTGCGCGTGCTTGGTCAGGTCGTCTGGGCTGGCGCCCGCCTGCGGGACGACGAGGCGGGACAATGGGTACGATCCTGATATCGCCTATGATCCTCGATCGCCATGAATGACGACCTGATACCCATCGCTGCGCTCCTGCCTGCTGGCTGGCTCGGATGGGTCGGCGCGCGCGTCTTGCTGGTTGCGAAAGAGCGCGTACATCTGATGTTGACCCTACGCACAGACCCTGTGCTAGCCCTGCTAGGCATCGCCATGTGGGCGTCTACAGTGGCCTTCTTGGTATGGATAGGCACATTGGGGCGCCTCCCTCTTGCATGGACCCCTTGGAGCATGGGTGCATTCGGCATCGCCATGCTCATCTGGCACGAGAGCTATTCACGCCGAAACCGGTAGAACCCCTTTCTAAGATCCTGAAGCCCGCCTAGAGCGGGCTTTTTTTCGACCGCGTTAAAAATATTAGGCGACGCCTATTGACACAACATTAGGCGCCGCCTAATATTCACTCATGCGCTGCAACCACGGCGCCGCAACAAACCCCACGGACCCTCAGCCAGCAGTCAGGGCATCGCCTCAAGAGGGAGACGTACCGCCACGAAGTCGGATGGGGAAGGCGAGAAGCAGGACCGCTCTTTAACAACCTATCCGCCGATGTTGCTCGCCCGCCAATGTGGGGCGTTCGTCCGGCTCTATTGCATCTGCGGGCAAGGCCGCAGCGCTGCGCGGTGTCCCTGCCGTATCCAGTCCGCCAAAGCGCGGTTCACGGGTCAATAGGGTGAGGCGTAGACGGCCAAGAACAGAAACAGTCATGCCGGTTGGAATCCCGGCGCAAACGGCCTCGCAAGAGGCCGCTTTCATCAGCCCGTTCCTTGAGCGCCGGCTGACGAATGAATCCTCACAACCCGTGAGCAACCTGGGAGAACAGCATGGAAGCGAAGCTGCTTGAGCAGATAGCACTCAACGATGAGTTTCAAGCCGCCTGCCAGCGCTATGCGCACGGCAACGGCTCCTCGATGGCCATTGCTGGCGCAGCGTTGCGGGCAGCTGGTGTCCCGGAACTGCTGCAAGCCGCCGTGCTGGCCCGCGATTACCTCTGCCGCAACGGCACGCGCCAGGGTGATGTACCGCTGGCCCTGGCCGAAGCCATCCGCGCTACTGGCGCCGCCTAACCCCCCCCCGCCCCGGGTGCCGGGGCAAGGAGACCACCATGAACCAGAACCGCATCAAACGCCGCGCCGCGCGTATCGGCGCCGTTGGCCAGGAATACCTGCTGAACGTGTCGAAGCTGCGCGCCGTGGTGCGCGACTATTCGCGGGACCGCCATCCGGTCTACCGCGTGAACCCGGCGAACCGCCAGCGTGCGCAGGATGCGCTGTTCAAGGAGCGCCGGTTCTGGTTCGGAGACCGCTACAGCGCGCCGGTCAGCCCTGCCGCC